GGAGATGTTCGAGACCATCCGGTTGATCTTGTTCGCGCCGACGTTTCCGTGCGAGCCTCCGCCGACCCGGTAAACAGCCCGGACGTTGTTCATACCAGGCGCGGGGATTTTCCCATTCTGGTTGTCCCCGAAGTTCACGGTTACGATGTCGTTTTCGTCAATCTCTATCTCGCAGTGTTTTTCGGACGGTTTACTGTCGAGAAGCGACAGTACGAGTGTCCAGCGTTCCTCAATGCCGTTTTCGGTGACATAGATATCAAGCGAGCATTTCCCGTCCGGCGCGTAGGAGAGCGACTTGAAACTGAGCTCAAAGAACTGCGCGGGCAGCCCCGTGCTACTTCCGAGGATTTCCCGTTTTGTTTCCCCCTCGATGGCGGCGACCGCGCCGGTTGTCTGTCCCGCGGGGATCGTGAGGTCTTTCATCGTCTCGAACACATAGCTTTCCTCATCGCCGGTCGGCTGGGTGGAAACCTGCGCGCCTTCAGGAATAACCAAATCAATCGGCTGAGCCGTTATCGTAAATACAAGATCGGTCACCGCCGAAACAGCGGGCGACGGGGTATAATCGATCATCTTCGCGAGGTTCAGAACGGACTTTCTCAGAACGGCGGTCTGGATGTACGCCTCGTTTGCTATCACGTCGCACCGGTATGAAAGAGCGTCGAGAATAAACGAAACGAGTTCAAGGATGACCATGCCCTGATCCGATGTGGAATAATCCGTCCACTCCGGCGTGAGCTGCGGAATCTTATCCACCATGTCGGACAGGAAAGAAAGCCAGTCCTGGCTGGTGTAATCGATCTGCTTCGAGAAATTTACGAGTCGGCTTACATCAAGTTCCGGCATGTTTATGATTCCTTTTTCATCGGAATTTTCATTTCCTCTGTCTCGCGTGTGACTTTGATTTTGACATCGAGATTGATTTCGGCTTCGAGGTCTTCCACCCTGACGATTTCCACATTCTGGAGATCAACGCGTTTTTCCCACCGGAGTATCTGCTGCCCGATGTTGTGCGTGGCGATCCTGATGCCGGAGTTGGACTGAGGCGAAAAGACCAGATTGTCCGCGTCGGCTCCGAACTCTGGGCGCATGCCCCGCTCGCCCCGGCGCGTGCCGATAATCTGGCGGATGCTTTCAAGGATATGCGCGGGATCGCCGGTTTCAACCGTGCTGGTGGAAACAGCGCCGACACCATTGAACCTGAATGGGAACGAGGGTCCCTTGTATCCGCTCATAAATCCACTCCGAACAAGTCCTGAAGCCGCGCGGACTGCGCCTGCATGTCCGTGGCTTCCTCAATCTTCGACTGCGCATCCGCGATTTCCCCGTCGAGCTTCGATGTGTCGATCATGCTCATGGGATCGAGATTTGTGTCGATGGATGCGACGGTGTTTATCGTCTGCATGATGTCCGGATCGAGGGCGCAACCGGGGAACTGCGACTGGAAGTCCGCGATTTTACTCTGCACTTCCTGCGCCTTTGCTTTCAGCGCATCGGCTTTCTGTTTGATTTCACCGAGATTGAGACCGCCAAGTCCGTCGAGGCGGCCACCGGGAAGGCCGACCCTTTGCTTGAATGATTGTATGCCCTGAGACACGACCGATTTCGTATCCTGAAGTTTCTGCGCCTGGCCGAGCGATTTCTGCGCGAGTCCCATCGGCGAACTGTCGGTTGCATCCTTCAAAACGTCGCCGAGCTTTGATTTCAACTCGTCTCCGATGAAATCCTTTAAGTTGTCTGTGCAAGAACTCATGCGATCACCCGATTTTCACTTTCGAAGATCCCTGTCCAACCTTGCCGGAGGAGAGGCCGTGCGAGTGCGGTGCGGAACCCCCCGCGGTTTCCGTCGCAGCCGCGAGCGGATCGTCCGTGCGGGCCGCCGCCTTGCTGCCGTTTGCGACATTCACGTCTCCGGACGATTTTGCCAGTTTCAGCGCGCCGGCCACATCCCAGTCTCCGCTTCCCATGACGGAGATGTTGTGATTGCCCCCGACCGTTTCCTCTCGATTGCTCTTGCAGCCGATATAGAGATTCTCACCGGCGAGAAGGGACAGGTCTTTCGCAGATGCAATATAGACGTCTCCCTTTTCCGCGTCCATCAGAACCGCGCTTCCCGCGCCGTCCTGCATGAGAATGCGGCGCTTGCCGGACGTGGCGTCGAGCAGGAACCGGTTGTCCGCGGCGTCCTTCATGTAAATCTTTTCTTTCCCGTCCTCCGACCGGATGAGAATATGCTGCCCCTTGCGGTCGGTGATTTTGATTTTCGTCTGGCCGTCCGTGTCGTCGAGTTCGATGCGGTGGCCGGATTTTGTCTGCCATGCATGGTTGTCGGGAACATCCCGCTCGCCATCGCCGGTCTCGGCCTCGTCCCAAGGGCCGGAGGATTCCTTTTCCTTTTTATGTGTCACGTCCGCCGCCTCGGTCTTATCCTCCGGAGCCGCCCACCACACACCGACCCAGACGGGCCGGTTCGCGTCACCTTGCTCGAACTCAAGCCAGACGGACGATCCCTTTTTAGGGATGGAAAAGAACCCCGTGCCGGAATCCCCGCCGTAAGGCACACACGGGAGCGCCCAGTCCAGGACTTCATCCCCGAACACCTGCGGGCATTTGCATTTCAGGCGTCCCCGGTGTTCCGGGTCCTTGTTGTCCTCGACGATTCCGCGAAATTTTCCGACAAACGACGGCATGTTAAAACTCCGAATAATCGCCTTCGTTAAGAGGCGTATTTTCCATTTTCATCCTGTCAGTCTCGAACCCGCCGCCTGTTTCAGACCCGCCGCCGGAATTACCAACCGCGTTCCGGGTGAGATCGAGCGTGCTCTGGCAACCGTCCTGCGAGACTTTCAGCGTGTGCGTTTTCACTATCCATTCCCCCGAGAAAACCGGCCCGACACCGAGAACCGTGATCTTGTCACCGGCGTTTATCTGCGGGAAGCCCCGAACGAGCGTGAGCGAGCCCTCCATCGCTTTTTCATTTTTGTAATGTTTCGCTCCGGACGCGGCGTCGAGACCCTCCTGCGTATCCGGCAGCGCGCCGCCGATCTCGTTATCCTTCAGAAAATGTGTGGTCTCGACTTCGGTTTTGCCGCCGCCCGTGCCCACGCCGGAAATCGCGCCGCCTTTCGGGGCCTGGGGGATAGAGTCCCCATCCGGTATACCGTGCGGTTCAACAGGCTGCATGTCAGAATTGCCTCGCATTTCCTTTTCGGACTAATAGAGCGTTTCAGCGGTGCCCCGGTTCACCGTGCCGCTGTCACTAATTCCTTGCGGCTTGGCGACGCTCGATTCGGATTTCGTTTTCACTGTTTCTTTCGATTTGTTGTTTATCGCCGCGCCCTCGATGTCTTTTCCCGTCTCGTCGCTCGCGTACCGGGGCGAGAAACTTTTCACCGTATGGTTTCCGATGCGGTAATCGAACACCGCGACAGGCGACTGATCATCGAGGTCGGGTGCTTTCTTGAACTGCATGACGTTTCCCTTGACCCGGAAAATGAAGTTTTCTTTATGGGCCATCTTGCGAAGGAAATCCACGTCCGATTCCCCGGCCTGTGATTCTTGCTCCACGATTTCCTTCGTTTCATCCACGTCCGGCGTCCATCCGTGGTTTCCGGCGATCTTTTTCGCGATCTCTGAGCGTTTCATCTTTTTCCACGCCTTGTTCACCTGTCCCTCGTGTCCCTTTTTCGACTTCGCCGAGCATTCAATCGAGAGCGACGGCAGCCCGGATTCCGGGAACTGCGGGGTGAGACCGGACACCTCGCCGATGAATTCCTTTGTCTTTCCCATAAAATAGCCCGCGACGATTTTCACGGACATTCCTTTCGCCGCCATCTTCTGAAACTGAAAAAACGGATCGTTCACCGTCACGGTCGCCGTGTCCTTCTCCTCGATTTCATCTTTTATTTCCACGTCCGTCACATGCGACGTCTCCTCCGGCGAAAGCGTGTGCGAGCCGAGCGTGACCTCGAAGTACGGCGACGCGAAGGATGCTGATGTGACGTTTACGACGGCCATTTCTTTACCCCTGAGGAATCGGCGGTATCCACAACTGTTTTCCGACCGGAAGATCGAGCGGGTCGATGCCCGGATTCTTGTCCACGATGTACCACCAGTAATCGGGCGTTCCGTAATACTGATAACTGATGTTGTCTATCCGGTCGGTCTCGGTCACGGTGTGAAGGATGCTCCCTGCCGGCACGGCCCGGTCGATCTCGCGGAACGTGAGCGTGTTTCTCACGAAGTCCCGGAACCGCCTCGTGTAGACGAACACCTTCTCATATCTGGAACCCTCAAAAACGCTCATTGTCTACCTCGACAGCATCTGGCGGCGCATCTGGTGCATCCGCTGGCTGGTCGCATTTTTCCATAAATCGAGCGTGAACGTGATTTGGGCTTTCACATAAACCGGCTCCATCCGGACATTGAAGCGCTCCTCCGTGAACTGAACCTGTGAAACGTATCCCTCCCAGATGCGGGGCCCGATTCCAAGAAGCGCACGGGGCGGCGGAACAAACTGCGCATTGCTCAGATCGTTCGTATCCGGATACGTGAACGCTTCAAGAATCGCGATTTCGCGCAGAACACCACCTTCACCGGCCCTGGTTCCAATGGCGTCGAGCACAAGTTCGAAGGTCACGTTTCGCTCCCCACCGCCGGTGTACTGAACGAACCCACCCGGCGCGCCGGGTGACAGGCTTGTGTTGAAAGTCGCCTGTTCCTGCCGTTGGAGTTGCGCGGGATTTACGGAGAATTCCAGGATCACCCCGCTCTCCGCAGAATAGAGGAATCCCTTGTCAGGTGTCGGGATCGAGCTGATCGTTCCATTCCCGTTCATGTATTTGCCACCGCCAGCCGTGGATTGAAATCGTTCGAGAAACCAGCCTCGCGTTTCCGCTTCTGAAGATACTCGAGTTTGCGAATAATCAATTCCGCGAGTTCCTCGACGGACTGCCTGTCGATCTCCTTCACGTTCGGAAGGCTGATCGAAATCTGGGGAGATAAGTGCTGCGTCACATTGGCCGCGCCTGTTGCGCCCGGAGCGCCGCCGGTCGGAATCCTGTCCGCGAAGCTGACAATTTTCTGGACGGCTGGCGCCGGGGTGATGACTTCTCCTTCATGAAGAATCGCAGACACGCCACCGGTTTTTCTGACGTAGCCGCCCGCCGCATGCGACTCGGCTTCCGGTGCGGGAATATGAATACCGATTTTCCCCAGGGCGATTCTGACTGATTCCGGAATAAGTCCAAGAAGTTTGTTTCTGATAGTCGCAATGGCACCGCTCACTTTTTCAACGATCCAGTCCCATACACTGCCAACCGCCGTTTTCAGGCCGTCCCACAACCCGGTGATGAATGTGATTACTCCCTGTACGCGGGTCTGAATGGCGGTGACAACTGTGGATATCGTCGTGGAGATCGCGTTCCACACGGCGATGACCGCCGATTTGAACTGCTGCCATCTCATCTGTATGGCGGCGACCACATTCATGATCGTGCCCCGGATGGTGTTTATCACAGTGGATACCGACATAGAAATTCCCTGCCAGAGCATGGTGATGAACATCTTGAACTGCTGCCAGCGCATCTGAATCGCCATGAGAACCATTGAGATTGTCTGGCGAATGAAATTTATGGCCGTGGAAACTGCGGTCGTGACCGCAGTCCAGATTAAAATCACACCCTGTTTAAACGCTTCCCACCGGACCAGTATCCACTGAACGGCCATCGATATCAGGTTGGAAATGAAATTAATGGCGCTCGATATCCACCTGCCCGCGGTTTCCCAGGCATTCACAAGCCCGTTCCAGATGGCTTTAACGAAGTTCCACACCCAGACGATGGCGTGAATGATGGCGCGGACAAAAGCGATCTGAAACTTCACGATGGCGACGATAACCTTAAAAATAAAAAGAATGATCTTTCCGATGATCGGCAGGATAAACGTCAGAACCTTGATGACAATCGTCAGATAGCGGGTACCCAGGGTGGCAATAAACCCGAATATCTTTCCGAGAGTCTTCCCGAAGCTCTGGGCACTGTTCTCGGCGCCCTTGCTTTCACCGGAAAATAATGCGAAGAACTTTCCGAGAGCATTCCAAGCTATCTTGAATCCCTCGACAATCCAGGTGACGATTGGTTTCAGGGCCTCGAACAAGCCCCTGTACACGGGTTCTATCGCCTCAATGAAACCGGAGACGAATCCCTTTATGTAGCTCCAGGTGATTTTCAGGAAGTTCGCGATGCCTTTGACCGTTTTCATGAGACCCGCGGCGTTGAGGCTTTTTTCAAGTTCCGGGCCGATGGGCTGGCCGCGCAGGATGGCGATCACGCCCTTGACGATGTTCACCAGGGTCTGGAACCCCTGTTTGAACTGGTTCCATATCGGCATGATGAAATCGCGGATGCCGCCGAAGTTGTTTTTCCATGCGTAATAGAGAAGCGCGCCGGCTGCGACCAGGGCGGCGACAACCGCGATGACGGGCCAGATGGCGGCGATGACGCCCCCGAGTGCACCCGCAGCCGCGGGGAGCGCGGACAGCCCCACGGACAACATGCCGATGCCGCCGAGGAACGTGAGAATCGCGCCACCCGCGACGAGCAGAGCCCCGACCGCCATGACGACTTTCATGATGGTCGCCGCCAGCGGCTTGTTCTTCGAGGCCCATTCCTGGAATTTTTTAATCACGTTCCCGATCTTCTCGATGATGGGAGTGACAAGCGGAAGGATGGCCGTGCCGAGCGTTTCCTTGAGGTTCTGCCACTGCTGGGAGAGTACCTGAAGCTGCGCGCCCATGTCCTGGTTCATGGCGTTCGCCATCTCGTTGGTGACGGCGGTCCCGTTTTGCATGGCGTCGCTCAGGGCGTTGACATTCTCAGTCACCTGTGCCGATTTTCCATAGAACAGATCGAGAAACGCCACGGCCTCGAACCGCCCGAACGCCTTCTGAAGCTGCTGTTTTTCGACGGCATCCAGCGTTTCACCGTACTTCGCCCTGAACCGGTCGAGGATTTCCGGCAGCGGCAGGAGCTTATTGTTCGCGTCCATGACGGAGATGCCCAGATCGTCGCCCGCTTTGGCGATGGATTTCAGAAACGCCTGATACTTGGTTCCCGCCTCGGAGCCGGACATGGTGGCCTGAAGCATGCCGAGAACGGAAAGCTGCTCTTCCATCGGTATGAGCGACGTGGTGGCCGTGGCGCCCAGTCTCTCGATGGACGCCTGCATTTCGGGGCCGGTGGTCTTGAACTGCCGCACGGCCTGGGACAGCCCGCCCGAGAACATCTCGCCGAATTCGAAGTCGGACAGGTCCGAATAAAAATCCTTGTAAATACCGTATGCGGTGGCGAAAAGAGACGTCATCTGCTCGGTTGACGCCTTGGTCGCTTTCCCTGTAAGCGCCGCGAGCTGAGTAAACTGGCCCACGGCCTCGTCGGAAAGAGACGCGATGCCACTCTTGATGTCGTAGGCGGCGGTGATGAACTGATCTGTCGTGGTCCCTGCGAACTCGTTCGAGAAAGACCGCGCGGCGTTCTCTATGGATTCCAAATCCTCAATGCCAAGAGACGCCAGCTCGCCGATGGCTTTCTTCGTCTCGAACGTGGATTTGACGAAACTCGCTGGGATTGCGAGCGCGGCCATGCCCGCGCCCATCATTCCGATACCGGCGAAAAAAGTCTTGGTGGACGCCTGCATGCGCGAAGCGAGCTGGTCGCTTTTCTTGGAGAGGGACTGAAAATTCTTTTCCACCCTCTGAAAAGTGGCCGACGCGTTATCCTTCGCCTGAATGAGTATGCCGAGTCCGTAGTTGTTCATCTCTTACGCGCGGCGTTTCTCGCCTGCCGCTCTTCCTCCCTGTACTGATCGGAGAGTCTTTCCACGTACCATCCGCGCACCCGGGTGGGCAGCCGCATCACTTCCTCCGGTGAATTGAAGGGCCCCTTGCCGTAGCAGAGGAAAAATGATTCCTCCATCAGCCGCCACTCCGGGTATTCGGGAAAAAAAACGTCTCGTTTATCGGGAGCTGCACCTCGAACTCGTTATCACACTCGGGGCACTCGATTTCCACCGTGGTGTCGATACCACACGTGACCTCGTCGATCTTCCGGCGGTAATACAGGGAGTCCGCCCCGGGCAGCGTCTCGAAGAATTTCTCCGAAACATTCTCGTCGCCGTCGATAGCCGCCGTGTGCAGGTAGAGGGACAGCCGGATCAGTTCCTGCGGGCTTTTTCGAAGCGTGGTGGCGATCTTTTTCTCGTCGCGCCCGCGCAGAAGTTTGAAGGAAATTTCCTTTTTCGTTCTGGGCAGGGTAATGGTGTGCGTGGCGTCGGGATCACCATCGAGTTTCTTTACGGGCAGGTCGGCCAGGTTCACACTTATCGGGAACGTCTGTCCGCAGGCCATGCACCGCACTTTGAAATCGTAATCGTCCCCGAACGTGATACGCCGGATGGCCAGCATTAGATAATAGCGGTCGCCCACGAGCATGTTGTCGATATCCACGTCCTTTTCGAGCACGCAGTTGCGCAGGATTTTCTCGAACGCCGTGCCGTTTTTCATCATCTTCGGACTGGCGAGAAACCCTTCCTCCGTGGCCGTCATCTCCCGCACGGTCACTTCCGCGCCGGACGGGAGCGTTACTTTTTCTGTGTAAAGTTCCATGTCTCACCTCATTCCTTTTCGAAGCCTTCGTGCGCGAGCACGAGCTTGTAAATCTGGTGTTCCGAGGACTCATTGTCCCAGTCGTCCGTTTCGAATCCCTTGGGAAACGCCTTCGGTATGACCCACCGCGCGAGTTCCGCGCCCGACCGATCCTTCTGTACGACGGTAACCTTGCGCTTGTATTTCCGCTCGTCGGCGGAACCCGTGCCGGACGCGTGGTTATAAATCTCGTCCCACCAGTTATACAGGTCGTCGTCGTACGTCATGCCGCGCTCGAGTTCGATGTCGTCGAATTTCACCAGGCCGGGCTGTTTGTGCGGCGTGAGGGCGCCGCCCTCGGTGTACTCGATCACTTCCGCCTCGGCCTTGAGTCCGGAACATTTGTTGAACGCGGCCCGGACCACGCCGTCGATCTTCACTATGAAGGCAAATTTGTCCCAATAATTTATCGCTGTGGCCTGTGTCGGCATGTCATGCACCTCCCCCGGAGAATTCCTCAACGAGCCTGCCGCCGTCCCACTGCGTGATACGGAAGATTACGAATTCAGCAGCCTTGGTCGGCGCGATGCCGATCTCGGTCACGACCTTGTACTGATCGATGATCTCCTGCGTGTTCAGTTCGCCGTCGCACTTCACGTAGAAAGAGTCCCGCCAGTTGCCCGTGCCGCCGTCGAAGAACGCGCCGTCGCGCCAGTAGTCTTTCAGGAACAGCGTGATCGTGGTGTTGAGGTCGCGCCACAGATCGAGGTTGTTCGGTTTGAACACGGCCCACTCGGTTCCCTCGGCGATGGATTCCACCACGTTCAGGAACAGGCGGCGCACGTTGATCGAGCGCCAGTCAGAGAGCGCGGAAAGCGTCCGGTTGCCCCATGCGACAACGCCCACGCCGCGTTTCTTGACGATGGGATTGATGCGGGCCGGGTAGAGAACGTCCCGTTGTCCCTTATCGAGCGTATATTCCAGCCCGATGACGTCGGCGAATTTCCCGTCCTCGATTCCAGCCGGAGCTTTGTGAACCCCCTGAACCACGTCCGTCTTCGCATAAATGCCCGCGAGCTGTCCGGACGGGGGCGCGATCTTTTCCTTCCTGGATACCGGGTCCAGGATTTTGATGTTCGGGAAATAGATGGAAGCGAACCGGTTGTTAAACGCCGCCGTGTCCTGAACGTACTCCTTTATCTCCGTCACGTTCATGCCGAGGGGCGGATCGAGGATCACGAACAGGTCCTGCCGCAGTTCTGAATACGTGCAGAGCGCGTTCTGCACCGCCTGGGTGGTAATCCCAGGACAGGCCAGGATGTTGATCTCGTCGACCGGATCGAAAGCGAACACGCCGGTGCGCGCCGCCTGGCTTCCCACGTAATCCGTGTCGCCGATGTCAACGAGGCCGTCGTCGCCGCCTGTGAGCGGGAACAGTCCTTCCGCGGGCCTGTTTTCCGGGGCGGTGGACGCGCTGCCGAGGTCTTCAACGAGAATGTATTCCGATTTCCCGTTGATGCGCTCAAGCGCGTAGTTCTCGGACGCCGCGTCCATCGACAGGTCGTCGTGCAGATCGACGAGTGTTCCCCGCAGGTAAACCTTCATCTTGAAATGCTCTGCGGGTTTGTTTGTCGCCGCTTCGATTTTTACCGAAATGTCGTCGCCCCATTTTCCCGGGGAGACCGCCTTCACGCCGAGAGTCTCGACAGGCGTCGCGGCGCGATCCGCGAGCGCTGTCACGCTGGACGCCGCCGTCGCGGTGGCCGCGTCCGTTATGTCGGTGTAATGCACGACGCGGACGATGTAACAGCGCCCTTTGACCTTCTTGAAGAACCCGTCCACGGCGTATGCGAGGTGGCCGTTCGGTATGTAGCCGCCGAAAATGCGCCGGAACTGGGCGAAACTTGTGATGAGGACGGGAACGCCCACGGGACCGCGTTCCGCGATGCCATAGAACGCGGCCACTGACGAACTGACGCGCTCGATGGTGTGCCGGGTGCTTTCCCGCTCCTCAACGAAAATGTCTGGAGAAAGATATTCGGGCATGAGGATGGATCACCTCTCTTTCAGGATTTGCCTCTTTTCTTTTTCTCCGGCGCGGCGGGTTTCTCGTCGGAGACCGCGAGGAACCCTCTCCGGAAAAGCCGGAACACGTCGGGGTTCTCAATCGTTGACGCCGGAACGCTTTTCGTCTCACCGGCCAGAATATGCAGCCCCCGGTTCCTTCCGAGATTCACGGTCAGAAGCGCGCCGGAGATGTTTTTCAAAAGAACGTTTTTCAAAACGTATCACCTCTGTTTCGTTATCGTGAAAATGTCTCGACCGGCGTTCTCGTTGTGAAATCGCACAGAACGAAGTCCCGGTAGAGAACGAGTTTGCCTTCATCGAGAACGTGATCGAAGATCGGAACGTCCTCGATACGGTATCGCCCGGACGCCTGCCGCAGGTTCGACAGATTCGGACGCTCCAGTCCGCCGAGGGGAACCATCTCGCGGAGATAAAACTTCAGGGCGCCGTCTTCAGAACCCCAAGGCTCGATACCGAACGGGCCGAGTCCCCACCCGGCGGCGATTGGGACGGCCACCGAGATGTTGTCCAGAAAGAATGCAATCAGGCTCTCCTGGAGTTCGAGTAGCTCCATTCCGTTATCAGCCGTGAGTACGAAATCGAAATCCAGATGGTAGAACCGGGGCCAGTTACGCTCGGTGTACGTGAGTGCGTCCCGGTCGATCACGATGATTTTCTCCGACACACGTTTTGCGCGGTTCTCCTCCATCTTCGGGCCGATGACGAGAAGAGACGGCGTGTGCTTGATCTCGTAGTATTCATTCGGCGGCACGAGAACCGTGTGTTCCAGTACGTCCGCCTGAAGTTCCCGGACCAGCGTTTCGACCGATTTTCTAACGAAGGAGCCCAAGTATCGCCTCCGAGAATATCTGCTTGATCTCGTCTTTGTACTTTTCCATAACGGGATGAATGAACGGCCTCGGCGGAATGACCACAGTCACGCCATTGGGCTGGCGGACAGTCGTGCCAAACTCCATGATCGCGCCGATGTTTACGATCTCGTCCCCGTCATTGTTGCGCGTGCCCCGCAGGAGTCCCACGAACGCCTTGTCGCCCATGATCTTCTGCGTGATCGCGCTGAGCAGGAACCCCGTGTCGATGAGCGCCTTTGACGATCCCTTTTTTTCGATGGTCGCCGTGGCGAGCGGCTTGAATGTCTTGCCGCCCGGGGCCTGAGATTTGATTCCCTTCCTGATCTCGCGCACGAGCAGGAGCGCGCTCTTTGTCGCGGCCTGATTCAGAGCCTTTTCCATCCGCGCCGGAAGGCAGTTTTGCAGCGCCTTCTCCAGCCGGTTCCAGTCCCCGAACTTTTTCACTTTCATGAATACAACCTCGCAACCGTCACAACCTTGTGGCTGACGACGCCGAACACGTTCATCGTCTCGACGGTGAGCGCCTTGTATCGGATTCCATCGAATTCGATGTGATCCCCCTCGCAGATCTCCTGATCCGGCAGAATCGATATGGTCGCGTCCGTCTTCTGCGTGGTGAGGATTTGAGGTGGCGTCTCCACGAACTCGAACGGGAATTCACCGTCCAGGACAAACGGCGCGTCGTCCGTGCCGTAGATTCTCTCGGCGGACGGATCGGGCACGTAACGTTTGCCCGTCCGCCCGGAACTGGTGATGAGTTCCGCAGTGCATTCCGCGATGAACGCTTTGTCCTTATTCGAGAGCAGCATTCTCGTCCTCTTCGATTCCGCGATCATAAATCACGGGCTTTACCGGCGGCGCGACCATGATTCCGCTGTCCGGATCGTCCACGATTTCGCCGCCGCCGTCCGTACCGGCCTTCTTCGCGCGGTCCTTGTAGTCCTTCTCCAGATCGCCCTGGAGGTCCGCCCAGAACGACGGCTGTTTCGTCTTGTCCACGTGCTTGTCGCCGCTCTTGAACGAGAAGGCGTTCGCGGTGATCGAGCGCATGAGCGAGCAGACGTTGATATGCGCCTTCAGGAGAAGAAGTTCCTGTTCCTCTCCGGACGGATCGGGCGATACCTCGCCGCCGTTCACGGCGAACGATGTCCCGGCGTCCTTGTTCAGGGCGTACACGGCCCGGGTCACGCACCGGGTAAGATACTCGTCTCCGAGCATCTCCCCGGCGGTGTCCCCAATATCGAGCCGCAGAAGCGTTACGAGGTCACTTGCGAGCATCCCCGATCTCCTTCAGCCGGTTTTTGCCCGCATCGATCACGCCGGCGCGCTTTTCCCCTTTGAGAATGGACTGGATGACTTTCGGGTCGGTTTCGTCCTCGACATATTCGACGGCGTCCGTTTCATCCAGCTTGTCGAAATCAGCGGGTGGCTCGGGCAGTTCCGGAGCGGGTGATCCCGCTTTCGCGGCCTCCTCGTCGGTGACGACCGCGACACGCCCCGCGTCGATCTGCTTCTGAATGTCGGGCGTGATTTCCGGCACGTCCGCGACCGCGCCGCCCTGAATGCGCAGCTTCGCGGCGGGGATGTGCAGTATGCCCGGTGTGAGATTTCTGATACTGGTCATGCGAGTTCCTCCTCCGCTTACGGCTGGATGACGACCTTTGCGACGATGTCCGGGCGGGTGACGCCCATGCCCAGTTCGCTCCAGATCAGCCAGCCGGTTTTGAATTTCAGCTTCTTGTCGATGGCTTCGGCGGTGAGCGGCTCGCGCACGGGCATTTTGCCGATCTCCTCGTCCGGGACGATCAGAATCTCGTCAACGTCCGCCGCCGAGGTAACGCATCTCGTTGAAGCGCTTACCGCGAAGCACGATGTACTTCACGGTCAGTTCCTTGTCCTCGAGGATGCTGATGGCGTCGTTGAGGCCGTCCTCGGTCAGAACCCCGCCGGAAATGGTGACAACGTTCTCGGCGGGCACCGCGGAAGAGATGACGGTCAGCGTGCGCTTGTCGATCTCCTTGCGGATTTCATCCGAGGACGCCGTCTGGATGTCCGTGAGCGCGCCGATGTTGCCGTGCTTCAAAAGACTGATATCGACCATCGGGGCGCTGTGGACGCGGTGGGTCGGGATTTCGATCTCGTCTTTCCCGACCTCTATCTCCCGCGCCTCGCCGTCCTTCGATATGAAGTAGGCTTTCAGCCGGGGGCGCTTCTGGTACACGGGGCGCTCGCCCTTGGGCAGGTTGTGCTTCGTGAGCAGAAGCGAGGTGATTTCCTTGCGTGCGATGTTCGACTTGATGGGAGCGGCGATGGCGGCCGCGAGCGCCCGCATTCCCTCGGGCGTCTCCAGCGCCTGGCGC